ACCCTCAGGATTTTGAGGATCCCGAGGTCACCGAGGAACCCGAGGAACCCGAGGAACCCGAGGAACCCGAGGAACCCGAGGAACCCGAGGAACCCGAGGATGCCTCGAAGGTCATCGATATCGGTAAAAAGCACCCGGTTATGGATGACGATGTGCTATTTAGCGACGCACCAGAATATAAAAAGTCTCCAGCAGATATATAATGGATATTTCAGAATACCTCAGAGAACCCATGTCCGCTGCATTGTTCGCGGCTGCTGTAACAGCTGGTTATGTACACATGAAAGCCAAACTAAACAAGACAGAAGTTCGGACCAGTGACTACACCAAGCCCGCTGTTCTGGTGGCAGTCCTTGTATATTTTATTGTGTCATCGGGTATCGCTACACGTGAAACAATATCAACTGAACCATTTTAACTTAAAGATAATCTGTACTATTGTATCAAATGACATCTGTAACTGCGTGGAATGATATGATGACGCAATTCTTGAATGAACTCAGGGAGACTTTTCCAGAGGAATCAGCGATCAAAAAGTACTACGCTTCCTTCGATTTGCTTCGAAAGTCGAATCCTAGAAAGTGTGTTACAGTGTTCATGGAGAAGATTGGACCTCATCAGGCGTCTATTATGGCCAAGGATGAAAAGTTCATAACAGATGATGCTAGTGGATTTCTGGCAGATATTAACCTGAATGTCCTATGGAATAATGATGTGTCTGATAATACCAAACAGGCTATTTGGCAGTATTTACAGACACTATATATCTTGGGTACAACGATCACCATGATTCCTCAGGAGGCTCTTTCTATGATTGAGAATGTGGCGACCAAATGTGTGGGTGATATGCAAAACGGAGATCAATCGTCATTGAACAACCTGCTTTCTTCTCTCGGCGGAATGATCGAATCTCAAGAAAAAAAGTAGATTAACTATAAATGACCGTATGGTTTGATGATCCCTCTGTGCTCATTGATCCCGTGAGGATGTTGAAGTTTTGGCCTACGAGTGAGCAGACGCCAGCTGAGAGAGTAAACGCAACTTCTCGTTTTATCATATATGCGACTATTGTTTTGTATCTTATACGGAGGGACACTCGTTTGATTGGTTTGGCAGCGCTGGTGTTGGCGGTGCTCTTTGTGTTTTATAGGAATGATGTTGTAGAGGCATTTATGAACCCCGTCACCGTCTACGGATGTTCTGACTGCCAACAACCTACCATGGACAATCCCATGGGCAACGTTCTTCTTACGGACTATATTGACCAACCCAACCGGAATGCAGCGTGCTATTACCCGAGTGTCGCAGGAAAGGTAAAGTCATTTCTTGATGATACGTTTATGTTTGATGCGGGTAGATCGAGGAGTCCACTTCCCTCTGTTCAGCGGAGACACGCTGGAAGACAGTTTGTTACGACACCCGTGAGTACAATTCCAGGAGCGCAAACTGAATTTGCTGAATTTTGTTACGGTAAGAAGTTTAGACCCTTGTGTAGAAGTGATCAGTCCGTGTGTGACCCGAACTTCCGTGGTGCCCAATTGGAGGCATTTGCAGGTCTCGCACCCAACGGTGACAAGAGGAGTGGCATGGCAAGTTTTTAATCTCTTTATAATTTAAATGGCTTACTTGTTACAACCAGACCTGAAGCGGGTCGAATCCCCAGCTGTGCCTCCCGAGTGTGCGAATGAAGTTGTGTTTACATATCCACAACCGTCGAGTCTGAATTATTGCTGCCGTCCCAACACTGTATTGTATGGAACGGCGCCATACAGAGCAGGTAAGGGGTCTCCTGCGGAGTTCATCGATGTGTCTGACGAACTCCGACCTCAGTCGACCACACAGTTTGGACGTGTATACGTAAACAATTCTAACGGACAGTACTTCCCGGTGCAGGACACGAGGTGCCACCAGCCTCTACGAGTTATTTCCTATGAGCCAGCGAGCACCCGAGCCGAGATGCAGAATGCACTGTTTGATAGACGTTACTGTGGTACTAAATAAAATATTTTGGTTTTTTAAGAATGGCTGACCCTATTTCCCTGCTTGCCATGGGGGCACTTGTTTTCGCAGCTAGACAACTTTCGAATGAAGCACGCAGCTCAAACCCCGAGCCCGAAGCCGAAGCCGCGCCTGAGATGGAAATGCGAACGGAGACCGTCGCCGATCCCTTTCGCATCAACGGTGCTCAGGATTTCAGGATTGAGAAGGAAGTTCAGCCGAGTTTTGGTGATGTGGGCTTTCTTCGCTATCCCAGGGGTGAACCCGTTCGTGATTTCAGAAGTAGACCATATGTTTCGGGGACGATGAATAATCTTTCACCCGTTGAGAAGCAGTTGGTTGGCCCCGGTCTTGGCTTGAGTGCCGATATTCCAGCCTATGGAGGGTACCAGCAACTTTACCGGGTTCAACCGAATAACGTGGGTGCTTACAAGCTGACCACGCTTCCAGGACGCTCTGGACCCGCTGGTCCGGCGGTGACCGGTGGAAAGCGGGGTATTATCGGAGAACTTACACACAACGATCCACCCAAAACGGCTTTCTTACCAACACGACGACCAAATGTGCCCGGAAGAGCTCAGGGACAGGGTGGCGCTCTCTCGGGTGTGACTGTGCGCTCGCGCTATGAAAAGGCGAAGCGCACGACCAATCGTTCCGAGACCACTATGAGGAAGGACGGATTGCAATATGCACCCGCGAAGCGATTTGTCAATGCAACCACACTGGCTCAGGATCCGACAAGAAACAAGGGAGATCTGAATGTTCTTCAGTATTCGCACGTGAACATCCCTGCCCCGGGCATCAGTAGTTTCCACGGAGCCTACACAACTGCACCGGTTCAGCTACGTGCCGCGGATCGTCGGGGGAAGAAGGATCGTTCAGGAAACCCAGGAAGGATGAACGTACGAGCAGATGCACTGAACCAGGGCGGTTTGGTCACTGCTGTGAGATCTGACATCAGTCGCGTGGACGGAAGGGTGAATTCCGCCAATGCCGGTTGGACGCAAAACTATGTACAGAGTACATATTCCCAGACAAATTCATACAAAGGTAATACAAACCCACACGCATCGAACAAGAGTCTTGATATCGCAAAGAATCAGCTCATGGCCAATCCACTCGCGCACACTCTTTCAGTTTAATTTATATCATTTAAAGTAGTATGGAGTACATTTTAGATGTAGATAGTTCTGAAAGAGATTCCAACCTTTACCCCGATCCAAATGATTATGTTGTTACACTGAACACACCGTTGTATAATGTAACAAACATAAGTCTTATCTCAGCCCGAATACCCACGTCGCAACTCCTCGTAAACAGCGGCAACAAGGTTATAACACTCGATGGTGTGGACTACACGCTCGACGAAAAGAACTATTCCAACGCCGCCGTGCTGGCGAGTGACTTGGAGCAGAAATTCGCGGGTTCCAATGTGACAAGTGTCACGTACAGTTCCAACACAAACACACTGACCTTTTCCAATGTGGGCACTTCCAATAACTTTAGCTTTGATTTCGGTGAGAATTCGCCGTCAGGTATTTTAGGGTTCAACGGAAACACCGTGTCATCGACGAGCGGTACGCTTTCTGCTGGATTTACTGATCTCGCTGGTCCCTCTAATCTCATCATGAAATTATCGTGCAACGGGAATGATCTTGATAAGGATGTCTTTTGGAATGATGTGATCTACACGGGTAGGATTCTCACGTCCAATGTACTCGGAGACTATATAGACTATAACGGTCACGACGATCCGGTGGTTCACTACTTTCACAAGGGACCGGAGAAGAGCGTAACACGAGTGAGAGTGCGTTTTTATTACAATAACAAGACGACCCTGATTCCCTACGATTTCAGAATGGCCGATCATGTTCTGAAGTTTAAGATAAAGTGTTCACTGGATAAACTACAGGGATTGGATAGAACCCAGGTTATTCCAGAACCGTATTTTAAACCTCAAAAGAGGAACTATGTGGTACTCATATCAGTGGCTATAATGGTTATACTCGGCTTTCTATTGGTGTTTACCGGGCCAAAGCGTACACAGGTGCCTTTGGCTTGACAACGTCCTTTGATAGCTGACTTACCACGAGGTATACAACGATGGATAGGACAGTTGTGAACACAGCTGTGAGTAGGAAAGACTGTGCAGAGCCGTTCTTCGGGACGGTGATGACCATCTTAACTAGGAAGCGAACA